TCTTTGATCACCAACCTACCCACCATTATCATCGAAATTGTGAAGGCAATTCCGCAGATTATCACAGGCATCGTCAGTGCCTTGGGCAAGGGTGTATCCCAGATGGCAGAGGTCGGTGTCAACCTGGTCAAGGGCTTGTGGCAGGGCATCCAGTCCCTTGCTTCTTGGCTGTGGGATAAGGTCTCCGGATGGATTTCCTCTATCTGGGACGGCATTTGCGATTTCTTTGGAATTGCGTCTCCCTCGAAAGAGATGGGCTGGATCGGCGAAATGCTGGTGGATGGTCTTGCCGGTTCCATTAAAACTAACGGCAAAGACGCCGTGAAGGCTGCCGAAGGTATGAGTGCTGACATTACCGATGTTATGCACGGGCTTGCAGAGGATATGGAAACCGCACTGCCTACCGATTTCACCGTGGACGGCGACATCGGGGCTACGGTCAAAGCCTCGGCAAGTGGGGCTGTTGCACCCTCTGGCTTGCAATTGGTATTGAACATCTCTACCTTCAACAATTACACCAACGAGGATATTCAGCAGCTGACCAATGAGGTTATGGTCACTGCCGGACAGTTCGCAAAGCGGAAAGGAGTGGTATTTGCGTGAATTATTTTGAATATAACGGCACCAGTTCGTTGGATATGGGTCTGCGTATTGAAAGTAAAAACGTCTTTTCTGCTCCGGAGTACGAGGTGGACTTCCTTACTATCCCGGGCAGAGACGGCGAACTGATCGCCGGCCCGGGAAGGTATCCCAATGTGCAGGTGACCTATTCTGTGTTTCTGCCTGCCAAATCTACGCAGGAGCTGGCAGAAAAAATTACGGCTGTGAAGGAATGGTTGTATGAGGAGCCGGATCGATATCACGACCTAACCGATACCTATGATGCAGAGTTTTACCGGAAGGCGGTTTATGCCGGGAAACTGGATATCGAGGATGAACTGAACCGCATTGGTGTGTTTACCGTCAGCTTCTCCTGTCTGCCTTTCCGTTACAACTTGGCTGGCTCTCGCCCTCATAGCATCACCGCATCCGGTACTGTGCTGACAAACCCCTATATTACGGCAAGCAAGCCCTACCTCAAAATCTACGGCTCCGGACCGGTTACCCTCACCATCCAAAACAGTGCCGGGAACAGCACTTGGAACTTCCTTGACCTAGACGATTATATCGAAGTGGATTCTGAACTGATGAACTTCTACAAAGGTCCAGAACTGCGAAATGATATGGTCGTTGGGGACGGCTTTCCCAAGCTGTGCTGGGGACAAAACACCATATCTTTTACCGGGAATGTCTCTAGGATTGACATCCTGCCAAGGTGGGTGACCTTATGATCCCTGTACTGTTTCGAGCCAATTCGACAAATTTCGACACTTACGGCATCGGCGTTCTCCGGGACTGTACCTTCTGTGAGGTAACGGAGGAACGCAATGGTGCGTATGAGTGCCAATTCAAGTATCCTGTAACCGGCAGTTTGTATAAGGAAATCGTAAAGGAACGCCTGGTCAAAGCAAAGCCGAATGATACGGCGGCTGACCAGGTGTTCCGCATTTATCGCATTTCCACACCCATTAACGGGCAGATAACGGTGTATGCCCAGCATATCAGTTACGATCTGTCTGGCATCGCTGCTCTACAATTTGAAAGCGAATCCATTTCTCCCACCTTGGCGATGGAGCATATCTTTCAGAACACAGCAACACCCCATAACTTCACCTGCCAAACAGACTATTCTGCCCCCAAGGCGTTTTCTGTTACCAAGCCCCAAAGTGTGCGGGCTTGCCTCGGCGGCGTGGCCGGCTCCTTCCTAGATTTGTGGGGCGGCGAGTACGAATGGGATAACTTCAAAGTAATTCACCACCAAGGCCGTGGACAGCATACCGGTGTGGTCATTGAGTACGGTAAGAACCTAACCGCCCTGGAACACGACGATGATAATTCCGGTGCATACACGGATTTGCTTCCCTATGCAGTCCTAACGGCGGAGGACGGCACAGAAACGGCAGTAACCCTGCCGGAGGTGCTGATCCCCATTGTTGATACTACCTTGGTGCAGCGGAAGACACTCATCAAGGATTTCACCGAGCATTTCGGCACAGAAAGCCCGGTAACTGTTGATGGGCTACGGGCATACGCCAACAACTATCTGCAAAACAATCCGCTTGGCACGGCAATTCCTACGCTGACGGTTTCCTTTGAGCCTCTTTGGAAACAGCCGGAATATGCTGCTGTTTTGGAGAGAGTTTCCCTTTGCGACACCGTTACCATTCGGCATTCTGTGCTGGGGATCTCCGCAAAAGCAAAGGTCATAACCACCGTTTACGACACCCTGGCAGAGAAATATGTGTCTATCACTTTGGGTTCGGCAAAAGCCAATCTACTGAACACAGTATCCTCCACGGAAGCTGCCGTAGAGGAAGTTGTCTCCCAGGTGGATCGGTTTCCCACCTTGATGAATTCCGCCATCAAAAACGCCACAGGGCTAATCACCGGACAAACCGGAGGCTATGTGGTCATTCACACCGCCGATGATAACGGACAGCCCTATGAGCTTCTTATCCTGGATGCTCCTACCATTGAGGAGGCAGTAAATGTATGGCGGTGGAATGTGGGCGGCTTGGGCTTCAGCAGCAACGGCTACAACGGTCCTTATGAGACGGCTATCACCGCCGACGGGCAGATTGTTGCCAACTTTATCACTTCCGGCACACTGGTTGCCAACATCATCAAAGCCGGTGTCCTGCAGTCCCAGGACGGCTCGTCCTATTGGGATTTGGAAACTGGTGAGGTGGTGCTTCGTGCTTATGCGACCTCGGAAGAGGTGCAGGAGCAGAGTGACCGGATTACCGGAATTGAGGAGCAGAAGATGTACCGACTGGTCATTTCCAGCACCCACGGTAACATCTTCAAAAACGGCAATATCAAAACCACATTATATGCTACCGTCTTTTCCTGGGACGAGAACATCACGGATACCCTTGATGAAAATCAGTTTATTTGGACTCGTGTTTCGGACGATCCTGTGACGGATGCCGTTTGGAATGCAGCCCATTTCGGCGGTTCAAAATCCGTCGATATTACCGCAGAGGATGTGGATGTCCAAGCCACCTTCTTTTGCGATTTGATTGATACTACCACAAGAAAAAGCCTACTCGGCTAAATTAGGAGGTTTTATATGAGCAAGGCACAAGGTCAATTTACAATTGTTGACTACAATGACGCGTTAACCCTAACCGGTTATATCGGGTCCAATCTGGCAAAAACCCAGATGTACAACCCCGACAACGACACCTATACTCCCAACTGGGCTTCCACCAACCTGGTGCTGACTCCCAGTCTGTATGTGATCGGCACTACCACGGATCAGATTACTTCCAGTAGCGTTACCTCTGTGAAGTGGTACATTGGCAGTTCCAGCACCGCCATTACCTCTTCCGGCAACTACGCTCTGTCCGGCACCAAGAGCCATATCCTTACCATCAAGGGCAATGTGATGTCCGGTCAGCCCGGTATCGACTACCGTTGCGTTATTACCTACAAGGATGCTTCTACCGGCCTGTCCATTACCCATCCGCTGACCATTTCCTTCAGCCGGGTGGTCAACGGCTCCGGCATTACGGATCTGCTGGTTACCACACCTTCTGGCAATGTATTCAAGAACAACGAGGTGGCAACGCTGACTGCCAAGGCAGAACTGTGGCGCGGTAGCACCGTGGACATTACCAATGTCACCTACAAGTGGGCGATTATGGATTCCACTGTCACTTCCACCGGTGCTTCCGGCTACGATGCTGACTTCGGTACTGGTTGGCGCAAGCTGTCCGACACCACAGGTATGTACACCGGCGCTACCACTTCCACCATTACCATCTATGCGGCAGCGGTAGATAGCTATGCTGTATTTAAGTGCGTGGCCACAGACTCCGATTCCTCCTCCAACACCTACAACAGCAAGTTCGCTGATGTTGCCACCTTCATTGATAACTCTGACCCCATCCAGGTGGTTATTACCTCCACCGGCGGCGATGTATTCAAGAACGGACAAGGCAGCACGGTGCTGAAGGCGGTGGTCTATCAGGCAGGTGCGGAGATCGACGCAGATGGCAAGGGCACTTATTCCTGGACCAAGTACAACAAGGATGGTGCGGTTGACACCTCTTGGGGAACTTCCGGCACAAAAACCGGTAAGACTCTGTCCGTATCCAACACGGATGTAGATACCAAGGCTACCTTTATGGTGGTCGTCACTCTGTAAGGAGGCTAGATTATGCGGGGCGTTGCACAAATTACAATCACGAATATTTGCGATGTTATTACTGCTGATGTTGCCCCGGAAAATCCCTATGTGGGTATGCTGTGGGTGAACACAGCGATTACGCCTCCGGAAACGATGGTGTGGGATGGTACTGCCTGGGTGCTTCAAAACGGCATCGAGGAGCTTCGGCAAACAGTAGCCACCCACACCACTCGTTTTGGTGAGTTCCAAAGCTCCATTGATGGTATGAACAGCTATGTTTCCAACCTAACGGAAACAGTGGAAACCATCACCACGGATTTGGGTGAAGAGCAGAGCAAGGTGCTGGAAATGCAGGAGCAAGTCTCTGAACTGCAACACTCCGTGGATGGGCTGACCGTTACTGTCCAGGAGCAGTTTGCCGGAGGCATTAACTATGTGCAGAATTCCGCGGGCCTAAACGGCATCACGGATGACTGGGTTCTTACCGGAACAGTGGCCACGGATAGCTCCACAGATGTGCAAAACAACACCACATCGGACTCCTGCTTTGTGTTGGGGGCAAACTCCACACTGAAGCAGACCATTACCGGTGTGGTTACTGGCACCTATTATGCCGTTTCTGTCCGCGCCAGAAAGACAGCAGGCAGTTATAGCTCGTATCTGCGCGTACAGTACAATGGCAACAAATATGCCTATCTTTTCAACACGACCTCCACATTCGGCTGGACGGAATACCACGGGGTCATCCCGGATGTGCAGGACAGTACGCTGATTCTGTATATCTACAATCGTGCTGCCAGCCTATATGTCTCCGACATCATCATTGCGGAAGGTAGCACCATTCATAAGTGGACGCCGGCTCCCAACGAGATCTACACGACCGAGGTCAAAATAGACCGCCGGGGTATCGAGGTTTCCAATGCCGACTCTGCCCAGCGGACGGTCATTAACAACACCGAATTCTCCGGTTATTACAACGAGGAGAAAATCTTTACCCTGAACAAAGATGAAACCATAACCAAGAAAACCACCGTGGATGGCGAATTAACGGTGGGTAGAACCAAGTTTGTGCCGATGCCAACTGCATCGGATGGCTTGAATATTGTTATTCTGGACTAAGGAGGTAAGGCTATGGCAACAGGAAAATCCAGCTCTTTTGAAGTGTCCGGCACCAAAGGCGTAACCGGTAAAATCTTTTGGTCTGAAACCTACGACACAAGGACAAATACATCGGTTGTGACCATTACCAATTTGCAATTTAAGAATTCTAACTGGTATGGCTTTACTTACTATCTCAATGGCTCACTAAAAATCAACGGCACAACGGTTGTTACATTCTCCTCCATACAAGGTTCGCATAGCGTAAGACCCAGTGCGTTGAACACCTATACTTCAGTTAATGCCAATGGTGACTATGCTGGCGCTCCGTGGGGAACGGTAACAGTCAACCACGGTGCTGATGGCACGGGTACTTGCCCCATTGCCATAGATGTTACCGGCATACAAGTCAACGACCAAGGCGGTAGTGGTTGGAAGGTAACGGGTACGACGAATATAACCCTTACAAACATTGACCGGACAGCCCCTACCATCTCTTGCTCCATTTCCAATATTACGGCGGATGGTTTTAAGATAACGGCCAACTCCTCTGCTAATGTGGATCTGTGGAGCTATAGCCTTGATGACGGCATTACAGGCAATGATTTCTCTACCACCGCCAACACCTCCGCTTCAACAACAGTTACAGGGCTAACGCCCAATACGACCTATGCCGTGCGTGTAGCTGCTCGTAAAACAAGCAACTATGTATACGGTGAGTCAAGCGCCATCTCAGTAAAAACCCTTGGTGGTGCGGCATTAAACAGCGTGTCCACCGTAACGGCAGATAACGCAACAGTTACGATTACGCTCAATGTCACTGTTTATGAGCCTTCCTACACCCACACGCTTGCCTTAACCTATGGTGGCACAACCCATCTGACCATTACGGGTATCAGT